GAAACAGATAAAAAATATTTCTTTGAAAAAACTCAAGGGTTGCAGGCTTGCAATTTTACAGAGCTCACTCCATTTGAAGCAATCGATCAAATAAGACTTAAGTCTATGTCGAGTAAGTATAGTGGACACTGCTTCTTGTTTTATGAGAATAGCAAAGGATACCACTTCAAGACGTTTGAAGGTTTGATCGACGATGGAAAGAAAAAGATCGGCGATAAGTACTTCACTCAAGTTGCTTTGGCAGACGTCTCAGTAACCGGGTCTCGTTGGAGAAATATCCTCGGCCTGAAAGTAATTCAGACCGGCAATCAGAACGTTACAAGACTGCTTGGTGGCGGTAAAGTATTAATTAAAAGAAAGAATCTTATTACTGGAGCCGTCGATCCGTATACTGTCGATCCAGCAAAAATACAGTTTATATCTTTAAACAAAGGTTCTATCAGTCAAAACCTAACAACAAAGAACGAGCTTTCGAAAGATGAAGGTAGAATCGAACTAGTATATTATGATCCGACGGTTGAAACAGCAGAGCAGGCCGAAGCAAGGTCTTTAAGACCATATTATCTCTCATTTCTTTTTAACACAGTTGCTCATATTACCGTATACGGCGATACAACAGTGACGATCGGCGATGTAATTACATGTGATATTCCAGAACATACTGGTCTTACTCTTGGAGAAGACAGACCATTTGTTGAGAGCAACGAGGTTCTTGCTGGTAACTATTTAGTAACTAAGTGCCGTCACATTCTTTCTTTCAATGAAGGCGCAGAATATATGCAGGCGCTTGAGATTGTAAAAGATGGTTATGGCGGTGAAATGCCAAGACCAACCAAGTAGGAAATATCATGAATATTCAAAAATGGTTTGAAGGCGAAATTGTAGACGTAGACGATCCTGAAAAGCTGGGTCGTGTAAAGGTCAAAGAGACCCTTGGCCATAGCAATAGAGTAAGTCCTGACGACCTGTTTTGGTCACACGTTCTTATGCCACCTACAGGAGCAAATGCTAAAGGATCTGGCGTTTCACCGGTAGGGCTAACTAAAGATTCTAAAGTAGTTGGATTTAGGATTAATGATACACTTTCCTATGTAATAGGATCTGTTGCATATGTCCCTAACGAAGCCGACCACTCTATTTCAAGGCACGCGCGCGGTGTAGGGCCGGTTCAGAAACAATATATCACAGAACTCGGTGAGAAGAAGACCGAATACGCTGCTAAGTATCCACACAACAAGACGATTACGACCTCATCTGGTCACGTGCTTGAACTCGACGATACGCCGACAGCAGAGCGTATTCACGTATATCACAAGTCCGGCGCCTATGTTGAGATCTTCCCCGACGGCTCGATCGTTACCAAGTCGATGAAGGACTCGGTGAGCGTCACCATGAACGACCACTCAATCAGTGTTGTAAAGGGTGATCTACAAATTGTAGCTAATGAAGGTAAGATTCAAATCAACTCTGACGGCGATATCGATATTGCTTCGAAGTCCGGCGTGGTGAATATTCGTGCACCGATCGTTGGGTTGAATGGCTAATGTCGATCGTCCTCGAACTACCAAAAATTCCTAAACTGGAGTGTGCGCCAGACGGTAAGGTAAACAAGAAGGATCTTGATGCCTATTTTAAAAACATTGCTAGAACGACGAACCGCCTGAAGGTTTCTACAATAGGACTTCAGCTCGATGATGAGTGTTCTCTTGCAGTCATTGCTGCCGCAATTGCTATCGAAGAACTTACGACGAAGACCCTTGACCCGGTTACAACAAAGCCGTTCGGTAGTTTGAAATCACTCGAACTCGAGGCAAAATACAGGGCGCGAGAGCTATCGAAAGACATCGAAGAATTTTTTAAAAAAGAAGTTGTAGATATTCTTCTTACGATCATAGGCGTTCTCGGAGTACCGAATCCGTTTGAAGTGCCGATTCCTTTTATCGGTGTAACGGCTGATGGCTACGACCCGGTTATTGCAGACCTGTTTACGAAAGACGGCCAGAAGAAAGTAAAGGATGCGATCAAGGAAGATATCGAATCTGTAAAGGCTTTCTTTGCAGATATTGAATCGACGTTCAACGGCGATCTTGGAATCAAATCGCCGGATCTCGAAGCAGAAGAACTGTGGCATAAGGTAAAGAATTGGTTCAACCAACTAATCAACGACTTTATCGGTGCGGCCACGGAAGCAATCGGGAAGATCGTAAAAGCGATTCCAATCATCGGGAAGCCAATCTATGATCTTGTATTCTCTTCGATCGATCCGACTGTTGCTATCGAGAAAGCATTTGATCAACTAATTAAAGACTACAAAAGAAAAATAAAGCAAATCAAAGAGGATGTGTTAAGCGGTAAAATACTTGAAGATACCGCAGAAGCGCTGTTAAGGGAAGCAATCGACACGGTTCTCGATATTAACATTCCATTGCTTGGAAGGGTTGGAGATTATGTTGACGTTGATCTGAACAAGAAAGATATCGTGATTGCAGAATTCGACTTTCACGAGGTCGAAGACGCTTTCAAAGAATTGATCCAGAAGGCCCGCAGGTTCTTTAAGGGTGATCTGCTGGTTAAGATATATGATATCATTGCAAAGGCACCTGCGTTTATTCTGAGTCAGTTTCCTATCGTAGGAACCATCTTTAAGGCACTGAAAAAGGTTGTCGATATTCTAAGTGGAAAGAATCCACTCACCGAGTGTGATGTATTGAATATTATCTTTCCGGCTGTCTTTACTATAGGAGCACTCGTAACTAGTTTACTCCCTGGTTGCGTAGAGGTTGTTTTTGTAGAATAAATAAAAATAAAGAGAACTAAATGGTAGACGTCACTCGCATCGATAAAATCACTCGAACAGACAAAGCTTCTGAGAAGAAGCCGTTTTATAGTGACTTTTACACGAACTTCAACGTGCATCCGCAGAATAAAAGACTGGCGAAATATACAAATGAAAATTCAGTAAAAAGATCTGTTCGTAATCTAATTCTTACAGAGCCAGGAGAAAGGTTATTTCAACCTGATATTGGGTGTAAGATTAGACGCTTACTTTTCGAAAATATGTCTGATGTTACTGCGATACAATTAAAAAACGCAATTGAAGAGACAATACAATTGTATGAAAAACGCGCAAGGGTTATAACAGTTGAAGTCGTTGCGAATGAAGATCTCCATAACTACGACGTTTATATTATTTTTGAAGTAATAAATAGTATTACTCCGGTTGCCCTCAACATAACTTTATATAGAGCAAGATAATGGCTTCTAACTCAAGTATCATTCTTACACAACTCGATTTTAACGAGTATAAAACAGCTCTTAAAACTTATCTTACCGAACAAGACGAGTTTAAAGATTATGATTTTGACGGAAGCAACCTGGCTGTTCTTCTTGACATTCTTGCCTATAATACATACCAGAACGCGTTCTATCTGAACATGATCGGCAATGAGATGTTTCTTGACTCCGCCAAGCTGCGCGATAGTGTCGTCTCACATGCCAAAGAACTCAATTATCTGCCAAGATCGTTTACGTCTGCCAGGGCAACTATTCGCCTGACCATTACTCCGACAGATGCAAATAAGAACTCTATCGTTATTCCGAAGGGCACGTCATTTATCTCTCGTGTCGATGACTTCTCCTATACATTCAGTACAAACGAGAACGTCGTAATTACAAACAAGGAAAATGGTTCCTTTGTCAGCGATTCAATCACGATCTATGAAGGCAATTACCTGAGCGATACTTCGGTCGTTAATTATAACAGTCCACTGATTTATAGAATCAGTAATAGAAATGTAGATATTTCTAGTATTAATGTAACGATTCTAGAAGACAACGGATCTGTTACTCAGGAATATGCCCGCGCGACGTCGCTATTTGGCCACGATGAAAACTCTAAAGTTTTCTTTTTACAGCCATCAATTGGTGATTCCTATGAAGTAGTATTCGGCGATGGGGTGGTTGGTCGTAAACCAAAGAACAACTCGATCGTAATCATTGAATATAGAACGTCAAACGGCGAACTTCCAAACGGTGCGTTTAGATTTATCAATGCTGCTAGAATTGATAACGAAGCCAACGTAGCAATCACTACACTCTCTGCTGCAGCCGATGGCGCCGTTGCAGAGGATCTTAACTCGATCAAGTTCAACGCGCCTCGCGCCTTCACGACACAGGAACGTGCTGTGACTGCTGAGGACTATGAGAACCTACTGAAGGCAAACTTCCCAGAGATCAACGCGGTAACTGCATACGGTGGTGAGGATGCTACACCTCCACAGTACGGTCGTATCTTCGTATCTGTCGATCTGACAGACGTTGATGGCCTGCCAAAGATCAAGGAAGATGAGTACAAGAGATTCCTTCGTTCGCGTTCTTCTGTTGCTATGGAACCCCTGTTCATTACTCCGGATTACACATACCTGAAGGTCGACAGCACAGTTCGTTATAACATTAACCGTACAGGAAGAAATCCAGAGGATCTTCGTACCTTCGCTATCGACTCTATCCTTAACTATGCATCAACAAACCTAAACAGCTTTGCTCGTACATTTAGATACTCAAAGCTTGTGCAGGCAATCGATGCGACAGACGCCAGCGTTATCAGTAACGAAACCGAGATCAATCTTATTAAGTATCTGACTCCGGAACTAAATGTTCCACTGAACCTAACTGTCGATTTCAAGTGCCCATTGACTCAAGAGATTCCTCTCCTTTCTGATGAGCATCCTATCATCGACGTTCATGCTGTTACGTCAACACCGTTCACCTACACAGGAATCCAGAACTGTGTTCTTGAAGATAATGGTGACGGCCTTGTAAGAATCGTGACTCCAGTTGGTGCAAACCATAAGAAGATCGTTGATGTGGGCACGGTGGATTACGACACCGGTGTAGTCAGACTCAACAACTTTATTGTGCAAAACTATGTCGGCACATCATTGAAGATCTATGCCGAACCAAGATCTCGTGACATCACGGCCATCCAGAATGTGATCTTAAATATCATTGAGTCAGACGTGAACATCACAATCGAGCAGATCAGAGAATAATGAAGAAAATAGAAGCAATTATCTCTCCATTCATTGAGAACCAGTTTCCTTCTTTCTACCAGGAAGAGGGACCACAGTTCATTGCCTTTGCCAAGGCATACTTCGAATGGATGGAAAACAGCGGTTCATATCTGGCTGCAAATGGTTCTACCGTAACCCCATATATCGATTCTTCTGATAATATCGGATACGTGTCAAACAGTACAAATAGAGCAGTGGGTCCTGCTGCTCTTTATCAAGCTCGTAAGCTTCCAGATTATCGTGACATCGATACTACTGTTGATGAGTTTATTCTTCAGTTTAAAGAAAAGTATCTTAAGAACATTCAGTTCGACACTGCTACAAACAAGCAGCTTCTTATCAAGAACTCTCTTGACCTGTATCGATCAAAGGGTACAGAGCGTTCGATCGACCTATTCTTCAAGCTAGTATATGGTACCGCCGCAGAGGTTCGCTACCCTGCAGATAATATCCTTCGCGTGTCAGACGGCGTCTGGGAGAGACCAGAGTATCTTGAGATTACCCATAGTCGTTTTAACGTAGACTATGTCGGCAAACAGATCATCGGCGCTCTCTCCGGAGCAAAGGCTTTCGTCGAGAAGTTTATTCGTCGTCGTACATCGGCAGGATATGTAGATCTACTTTACATCTCAGGCAGGGCCGGGGAGTTTCAAAACGGCGAGTTAATCGGTCTAAACGTCAATAATAATCCGGTCTATGATCGCGCAAAGAGAGCCAAACTCATCGGTTCGGTAAAGCGCGTGATCCTACAGGATCGAAGCCGTGATTTCCGTGTAGGTGATATTGTTACATTCAGTGGAACAAGTAACGGTCTTGGTGGTATTGCTCGAGTAGAGTCTGTGGGTGAAGCAACCGGTATCGTTGACTTCATCTTTATCGATGGTGGATACGGTTATACGCTCGACGCGGAATCAATCATCTCTGAGAAAGTAATCACTCTTGATAATGTTGTAGCAAACACAGGAAGCGATCAATACTTCCGTCTGTTCGAACAGGCAGTAGAGCCTATTATCAATGCTACATTCACGAGCGCTACAGCAAATCTTTCGATTGGCGATACACTCTTCCGTTATGCTGCAAACGGCCAGTTAGCCGGTGCAGGTAAGGTTATTGATCTAGATCAGACCGATGCTAACGGCACAGTCATGATATCGCATGTGAATGGTGTGTTCACTAATACTACCACCTACTATACAACCGGAAATGCCATCTCGTTCTATGCTAACACGATTGAAGACAGAACAATCGGTGGCAAGGTTATGGGTATTCCTGAAACCTATACCGTATTTGTAGAAGATCAGGCTGGAACCCTGGAGGTTGGTCAGAATGTTCTGTATAAGAACACGTCTGCTATTGTCGGCCGCGGTACGATTCAAACCATCCAACAAACCGTTACCGGTAATACACTAACACTTACATCTACACGTGGTGTATTTCCAATCGGTCAAAGACTTGAAGTCTCTACCAATTCTTCGATCTCTGCCAACGTGGCAGAAGTGAATATGACTGTTGGTGTATACGAGATCAAGAAGTTCATCAACACCTTGAGATATTCTACTGCAAATAATAACGAGCTTCCGTTCAGCAGTAGAATCTATCGTTATGACAGTGCCGGCAAGAAGATCGCTGAGGGTCTTCTGCTGACAGTGTCACACGATTCTGGCACCGCCACCGGTAATCTGACCCTGATTCCTGTGAAGGGGTATTTCACAGAGACAGACGTGTTCTATGCCGATGCAAACACCTCTCGTGCTACAATCGTTACATACACAACATCAAATGCCGGTGGCGACTACGTAGCATCTGAGCATGCTCGTCTTATTACACAGACAACAAACACCATCTCTACTCCTACTACAACAAGCTTTGGATCTGGTGCACAGTTCAGCGTCGGTACAATCGGTGATACCGAAGACATCTTTATCGGTACCGACCTTATCTCGGCTAACGGTGTTGGAACCATTGACTACGATCGAGTAAATCTTACAGTTGCTTCGAACAGTGGATTTGTTGTGGGCAATCGTGTTTATCAAGAGGTGAGTAAGATCGCTTTCAATGCAAGCAGTTCTGTTAACGCTACATCCGGCTTTATTGCCCTTCCGACTGCAAATACTCGATTCATCGTCGGTGACATCGTAAGATATCAGGTCGATGCCGGTAATACTGCGTTGACTGGGTTGTTTAACGGCGACTATTATTACATTGCTCAATCAAACAGCACCGGTGTAATCCTTTCTCATCCTTATCGTAAGTTCGATCAGATCAATTCGACAAACTTCTCTACATTTGCGAATAACCAAGTAAATGAAGCTGGCCACTATCTTTACAAGCAGGCGCATGGCACAGTATTCGAGATTGGAACCGGTTTACTAAGAACCAAGGACAACCACAACTACTTTGGC